CCGATCATTGCAGGACGGGATCGCGCAGACGGCGCAGCAGCGATCGGATCTGCGGCGTGAAATCGTGCGCGATGTCGTACGCCGCGGATTCCGTCGCGCTGCTGTCGCCGCGGAATTTATCCAATTCACCCAGGACCAGCAGGATGCACGCTTTGACTTCGTACGGGACGGTCGTCGCGTCGTAGGTCGCGCAGATCGCCTTCCAGAAATTCGACGCGCCTTGATAGCCGATGATCGCCGCTTGCGCGGCGTTCAATTTCAGCGTGATATCCGCGTCGGCGTCGGTCCCGACAATTTCCAGATGCGCTTTCGCTTCGTCCAGCGTCACCAGCAGGTTAGCCATGCGCCGGATCCCGTCGGGCGTCGCGCCCGCGCTTGACCATCAACGTCCAGCCGCTGACGCCGTCGCCCGGGCGCGTCGTCATGTCGCCGTCGTGGCAGTGCCACATAGATCCCGCGTACGTGACCATGTCTCCGCGGGTATAGGTGCGTCCGTCGACGAAGACGCCGCAGTAGGTCAGGCCCGCCTTTCCGTCGACGCCGTCGCGCCCGGGCGGGCCCGCGGGTCCAGGGGCCCCGTCCGCGCCGGCGGGCCCGGGCTGCGGCGGGCGCGCTTCGACCGCGGCCAGGCGTTCGCCCAGCGTCGTCGTCGCCTTCAGCAGCGCCAGTTCGTAGTCGCGTCGGACATCGGCCATCGCGACGGCGAACGCCGCCTTGAGCTGCGAGACGATCGCCGTGACGACGATCCGGGCGTCGCGTTCCGTCATTTATGCGGCCCATGCATCCGCGAACAGGTCGCCGACCAGTGCGGCCAGGTCGTCGTCGCGATACTCTTTTTCAGCGGGCGGCGGCGGCGTTTCTGTCGGCGGCAGCGGCGCGGGTGTCGTCGGCGTCCGCGTCGGCAGTTCGCGATCCGCGAGCAACTGGAGCGGCCAGTTCTGTTCCTGCAGGTACGGCGTCTCGCCGCCCGGAACCGGCGGCCGTCCCACGTACGTCGCGCGCGCTTCGTTAGGCGACAGGATCCCGCGACTGACGCAGTCGCCCGCGACCTTCGCGCGCATTTCCGCGTCCATCCAGATCAGATCCGCCAGATCGAATTCGACCCCGTACTGCGTCCCGTTGATCGGCGTCAGCAGGCCCAGTCCTTCATCCAGCGCCAGTTCGAAATTCGCGATCAGCGACTGCAGGCATTCCGAGTAGTAGACCTGCTGCAGCGGCGTGTAGCTCGTCGCATGCGACGACGGCGTCATCACGAACGCCAATTGCGGCGGGACGTGATAGCAGGCGCAGACGTCCACACCCGTCCAGTCCAATTGCTTGATCAGGTCGGCGTCGACCGCATTGATCGCCGCGGGTTTGAATTCCAACCCGTCGGACAGCACGGCGACTTTCCCCGCATTTTGCCCCGTGAAATTGGCGTCCCAGTAGTCCTTGATGCGCTTGGCCGTGTCTTCGTCGATCGATCCCGGACTGGTCAGCACGCCGCCCGGGTTCGAGCCGTTCGCGAAAAACTTGCTGCTGTTCGCCTGCATCGCCAGGCCCTGCAGCGCCGCGGTTCCGCAGGCATAGATCGGCGTCACGCCGCACAGCGGGTGATACAGACAGACCATCGTGTCGTGAATGATTTCCGACGCGGGGACGGTCTGTGCGATCGTGATCTCCGCGAGGAGCGCCGTCTGATCGGCGGGCAGTTCGTAGTACACGCTCCCGTCGGGGGCGATCAGCGGGCGCACGCGATACGGGTTCAGCACGTACAGCGCGACGACGACGCCGCGCGCGTCGCGTTCCTTCAACACGTAGGTATTGCCCCAGATCAGTTTTGAACTGATCCAGGATTCGACAAACTTGATCCGCGTCTGGTAGCGATTCGGTTTCCGCAGGACGGGCGAATAGGCGGGGTTGGTCGTGTCGGTCCAGATGCCCGCGACGGGATCCTGCGTCACCAGCCGCAGATTCAGTTTCGCAATGTCCTGCGCGATCATCGATACGCAGGTAAACACGGGCCCATAACTCAGCACATCCGCGCCCCATGCTTCGGCGTCCTGCTGCCAGGCGCCCGTATAGGGTTCGCGGACCAGCGGGAACCAGCCGCCGCCGCGGGCGCGACTACTCGAGACAGGCACCAGCGCCTGCGCCGCTTTCGTCAGTAATCGCGCCACGCGTTCGCGCACCATCACGGGCCCGTCGACACGACCAGATCCACCGCGCTGCCCGCCGCCGCCTGTGTCCCTGCGGTCGGCGCCTGACTGATGACGGACCCCGCGGGGATCGTCGCATGACTGGCGGTCGTGACCGTCCCGACGACCAGCGACGCACCCGTCATCGCCGCCGTCGCCGCCGCCTGCGTCATCCCGACGACGTCTGGGACGGTCACGGTCGGCAGTGCCACGACGTCAGCGAACTGACACGCGATCAGCGTCGACATCACGCCCGCCGTCGTCGTGATGGTGTACTCCGCGCCGTCGTCGTGCGCGACCCCGTCGACCGTGTGATAGCGCAGCGCCTTCAATGTGATCGCCGGCAGATCGTCGTCGATCGCCTTCGTGGACAGGGATGCGGCGCTAGCCGACATACGCCTGCACCGTGTACTGGACCGCCGCCGCGCGGGCGACCTTCCAGTTGATGAACCGTTCCGCGCGCAACCCGATGTAATTGTTCTGCCACAGCGACGTCATGACGACCGTCGCATCCGGCGGCGTCATCGGCGCGCTGTCCATCTGCAGCGAGGCTTCGGTGGACACGTCGATCGTGACGCCGCCGTCATCCGCGTACAGCACGTTGTCGGGCTGCACCAGGATCACGTTGTTCCCGCAGGACTGCGACGTGACGACGTTGATCCCCAGCGCCGTTCCGCCCGTCGGCGTCAGCGTCGGGAACAGGGGCTGCCCCAGCGAATTCAGCGCCAGTCCCAGCGCCGACGCGTTCGCTTCGGACATCAGGATCGATGCGCCCGCGATCGTAATCTTCGCGGTCGTCATCGCCGTGATCAGGGCGACCAGATCCGTCCGCGCGTTCGCGGGCGACGTCCCCGCCGACGTGATCGGCGTCTGCCCGTTCGTGATCGATGCCGGCGACACGCCCGCGACGGCCGCGACGGCGGGATTCGTGAACTGCCCGTCCAGGAATTCCGCGATCCCGCGGATCATGTCGTTCCGGATCACTTCCTCCGCGGACGGCGACGAATTCCGCGCCAGTTCGTCGGTGATCACGATGATGCCCGCCGCCTTCGAAATGGCCAGCGTAATCGTCGCGAACGCCAGCGACCCGACGGGTTTGGGCGCGCCCTGGCCGACCCACTTGTAGGTGCCGCCGCCCGTCTGGATCGGGACCGACACGTTGAAGGGCACGTTGCGCAGGCCCGGGATGCGTCCCAGCAGCGTCGCCGCGCGCAGGAACGGGAGAAATTCATTCGCCAACGGACGCAGCGGGGCCAAGGGGCCCGCCCAGGTCGCATCCGTCGTCGTGCCCGCGGCAACCGCGGCGCGCAGGACCAGACTGACTTCGGGGGTCGAATCATCCCATTGGCGCGCGTAATTCTCCGCCAGTTGGAGATTGCCTTTCGTCGCCGCCAGCGCTTTGCAGAACCGCACGAAGGGGGTTCCGGGCGCGACGTTCGCTTTGACCTGGATCACGGGCGGTTTAGCGCTCGAGGTGAGGTGCGACGGTTTCGGAATGGCGGGGACGACGGGCGCGGCGGCGGCAATGTTCAGCGTGTCCAGCTCGCGCAGGCGCGCCAGATGATCGTCGATCGATCGGACTTCGCCGTTCAGCGTGTCGTATTCCTGCGTCGCCGCGTCGTCCAGCGTTTCCCCCTTGGCCTGCGCGGCGTTCATCAGGTCGACCATGCGAGACGCTTTCGGCGCGCGCGCGTTCGACCAATGCGTGATCTGTTCCTGTATCGTCATCGCGGTCCGTCCTGCGGGCGGGCCCCCGACGCGGGGCGGGGTTGGGCCAAGCGCGGCCACATCAAGCGAACGCACGATCGCCAGCGTCGCCTCCTGGTTGGCGGGGACGGTCACCAGCGACAGTTCGAGAATTTCGGTTTTCAGGAAGCGCAACCCGCCGCCCTTCATCACGTCAACCGCGTCGTTCCAGTCGCCGACGGGACGGAATCCGATCGAGACCGCCCGGATCAGGCGATGCACGACGGACTGCCATGCGCGATCGGATTCGTCTTTGACGGGTCCGGGTTCGTCGATCTGCGCGATGTCCGCGTCGAAGGGAATCCCGTCGGGCGTCGCCTTGCCGAGTCGGGCAATCCCAACGGGCGCATCGCGACGGTGATGCAGCAGCAGCGGGATTTCTTTTTGGTAGGTGGCGCCCAGCGGTTCGATCACGTCGCCGACTCGATCAGGCGTCGGCGTCGTCGCGATCCCGCGAATCGTCCGCGTCGCCGCATCGACCGACTTGATTTCCAGCAACGAATAGGCGCGCGCCAGCATGGCCCGACAGTATGCGGCCAGCGTGGCCCGGGACGATTTGTTGTATGACAAAAACGGATCATCCGAGACCGGACAATCCGAACAGCGGCTGATTTTACTCAGCGATGCGTTTCTGCAGCGCCTGTCGGATCACGACCGACACGGACACGGCACCACGGCGCGCCTGCTGGCAGACCTGTTCGTATTGGCGCGACGGGACGCGGACGCTGACGGGTACGGTTCGGTTCGGCGCGTCGATGCGCGGGCGTCCACGTTTCGGATCGTCAGCCATGTCACCCTACCTTCCGAAGATAAAAATCTGCGGCGACCGCGGTTTCACGGGTTCGACCAGCATCGGCGACAGCGCGCACAGCATCGCATCGATCGCGTCAATTTTGTTCGGGCTGTGCTCCGTTTCTTTTTGCGGCAGCATTGACCCGTTCACGTACCGTCGAATGCAGACGTTCGCCGCCATCCAGCGCAGCACGGGGTTCCCGTCATGCCGGAACCGCCGCGACTTGATCCGCGCGTCGAAATCGATCGCGGGCGGCGTCATGTTCGTCGCGTTCTTGTGCAGGATGCCCGCGTCGAATTTCAACCCCTGGAACCGCGACACCATCGCACCCGACCCGAATTGATCGAAACGCAGCGCCTGCACGCGAAACCGCTTCGTCCAGTCGCGCAGGTCGGCGTCGATCCGATCTTCGTCGATGTAGTTCCCATCGGTCAGCACCAGGTGTCCGTCGCGCGCCCAGATCGCATACTCCGGGGTCAGCCGCGCGCGGTCGTCGACAACGTCCCGCGGCAGATAGCAGCGCACGAACGCGACGACGTCGCCGCCGCGCCGGAATAACGCCGCAATCGCTGCGATGTCGTTCTTGTCGGCCAAGTCGCCGCCGATCCAGCAGGACTGCCCCGCGAAATCATCCAGGCGCAGCGACGGGTCGGCGCACGCGTCCCACTGCTGCAGCGACAACCAGCCCGACGCCGACTGCAGCCATTGACTGCAGACCTTGACGCGGAATTCCCCCTCGAGCCCGGGCGTCTGCTGCGCGTCCGTGCAGTACTGGCGGACCCAATCCAGCGACGGCGTGATCCCGATCATCGGGTTGGCTTTGATCCAGACGCGTTCGTCGCGCCAGTCGTCATCATCGTCCAGCGTGTAAATGGCGCCCCAGACGTGATCCGCCTCGACGACGCGCTGCAGAATCTTCGTCACGGTCACCCGCAGCGCGTACCCGACCGACAGCAGGTCGTAGCCCGCGGTCGTCGGGCACAGCAGTAGCGGATTCAGACGCGACCCCTGCGCCGACTTCAGCACGTCGTGCAGCCCGAAATCCTGGGCGTGCGATTCGTCCAGGACGATGCACGACGGGTTCAGTCCGTCCTGCGTCGATGCGCGCGCATTGACGGGCCGCATCGATCCATCCGCGGTGATGATCGCGTTTGCGAACGCCTGCAGGCCCGCGAGTCGCAGCGCCGGCGACCGCTGCACCATGCGCGCCGCGATCGAAAACACGATCCGCGCCTGCGATCCCGTCGTCGCGCCGCAGATGACCGTCGCGCCAATTTCGCGTTCGTGTAGCAAGTGGTAGAGCGCAATCGCCGCCATCAGCGTGGATTTCGCCGACTTGCGCGCGACTTCCAGGTAGAGCGTGGAAAAGCGCCGCCGTTCGGGAGTCGCGCGATGGCGCCAGCCGAACAACGACCCCAGGACGAAGATCTGCCACGGTTCCAAGCGGATCAGGTCGGTCGTCCAGCGCCCTTCCGTATGCGGCAGCGTTTCGACGAACGCGCACACGTGCGCGACGCGGTCCCCATCCCAGCCGTACACCCCGTCCCCTCGAGCGGCGCGCGCCATGTCCCGCCGATGCCGTTGACACGCCAGCCGTACCCACCGGCTCGCCGTGATCGACCCATCCAGGACGCCATCGACATACGCCCCAAACAGGCGCAGAAACGGGCGTGGCGGGCCGCTGGGGCGCGTTTCGATGTCGGGCGGGTGAACCTTCCGCTGGTCAGGCTTCGTTATCCTGGACGCCTGCAGGGTGCCCCGCCGCGCCTTCTCGTCCGGGGCCACGGCAGGACGCGCCATTACGCCAAAGGCTCCCCGGCTACTTGCTC